TTAAACCGCAATTGTTGTCCACCCTTTACCCCGATCATCATGGTATCGCGCAGTCTGATTTGGTGATTTGTGTCCGAGAAGTTTCTGCGTATCGATCCCCTGAGCTTCATACAGGCGCTCTGCCAGCGATCGCTGTTCGTGAAAAGTCGCCGGTGTTCCGTCATCCCAATTAATCTCTGCTTTATCGCGTGCTTTGCTGAAATTCATCGTAATTGTGTTGGACTTCACCTGTGCCCCTCGCTCCGCCTGTGATGTTGAACGAAAGAAATGCACCAGATATGGACTCACGGCATAATCACGGCATCGTGCCACAACATCCCGCAGGCTCCAGTTAATAGCATTCAGGCAAAGTGAAAGAGGGATTGCTATTTTGCTCCCGGTTTTTTCCTGAGCCACATGCAGGTGATCATCCCAGATATCGCTGAATTTCATATTCGAAATATCCCCCAGGCGCTGGCCGGTAACTAGCGCCAGCAGCATAGCGTTCCCCATATACTGGTGGTTTGCATCGGCAATATCGAAAATCTGCTGCCATTCTTCCAGACTGAGGCGTTGTCTGGTTATCTTGCGCCGGGGCTGCTTTGTTGCGAGTGCCGGGTTGTAGCCCGGTGGAACCTCGCCATAATGCTGCGCCTCTTTGAACACATCGATTAACACAGACCGGATCACTTGCGCCATTCGTGGTTGACCATCTGAAATATACCCCTCAAGAATCTCCGCAATATCACGAACATCTACTGATGAAATCAGTTTCATACCTGCTCGTTCACGAAGCAGGGAAACCGGTTTGGCTTTTTGTTTATGGGTATTCTGTTTTATATCTCCGCTTTCCAGTCTTTCATCCTGAATTTTCCAGTAACGATCAAGCCATGTTGAAGTGGTAATATTTTTTCCTTTGCTGGTGGCGATCTTGTCGCTTATTGCCAATATTTGGCGTGTGCGCTGTTCAGCAAGCCGGGCATTTGCTTCTGTTGCAATAGCTGTCGCTTCAGCTTCATTGTCACCAAGAGAATGAAATTTACCCGTTACGGGGTGTTTATACCGCCAGTAGATTTTATTTGCCTTTCGGCTGTAGAGGGGGTAAAGATTTGGCACTTTTATCTGGTTTTTACGCGGTCTGGCAGCCATCCGATAAAATCCTTTGCAGCATTGGTGAATCCGTCTTTTTGATTACAGGTTTTGCCAATTCGCCAACAATTTCAGCGTCTTCTCTGACGCGCCATAGACGTCCTTGCTTAGTTGCTGGAGGAGAAAACATATTTTGTTTAGCGTATCGGCGCAGAGTATTCATTGTTGGAGGGTTGCTCCGGTATTTTTCTGCGGCCCATTCTTCGAGAGTCAGCATTTGAATCATGTGTGCACCTCTGAATCATGGCCCATTTCTGAGCCACGTTGTGAAAACGCAGAATCAGTTATTTATCAGCTGCTGCCAGATGGCTGACACGTATTTAGCCTGATGGCGGGCATCAGCCAGAGCGTTATGCGGATCGCCCTCAAACGGGATTTCATAGCGCGGATTAATACCAGCTGCTTTGCCCATTTCGACAATGGTGCGTACGTCCCTGTCATTCCGGAACGACCAGACGGCGGGTATGCCGGTGCGTTTATAAGCGCTGCGTAGCAGGACGTTATCGTATGTCGCTCCATTCCCCCATACCTGAACGCTGGCCGGTCCATTTACCGCGTTTTCGCAGATAAAATCGCTTAGCTGAAGCAGGGCGTCATCAAGAGGAATGGCGTCATCAACCAGAATCGCAGAGCGGGCTTCTGCGGACTGCTTCAGCCACCAGAGAATGGCATCTGCATCCGGGCGGCCACCGAAGGCCATGGAGGACTCAAGGCTAATGACTTTGTAAAACTCGCTGCCCATCCCGCCGGTTTCAGGATTGAAAAATACTGCGCCAACAGAAACTATCGGTGCGTCCGGGTTTGTACCGAACGCTTCCAGGTCAATCATGAGGTGAGTGAACAACTGCGTTTCGTAAACTTCTTTATGGTGAACAGTATCGTTATTCAGGGCATCTGTTATAGCTGTTATCCAGCAGAGTAAGCTTTCAGCTTCAGGTGCTTTCAGTCTGGTTTTAATAAAGTATACACATGTGCTCATTGCGTTCGGGCTCCATAAGATTGTAATATACCCGGCAGCTGATGACTGCCGCTTCGGGTAGTGGTCATTGGTCAAAACTCGATTCCGGAAAGCTCTGGTCGGCTGACCGGCGTACTGACCCGCCTTGCGCGGGTTTTTACGTTAAAGGGGCGCGCGTCCGTATCCAGGATTGTCCTCTATGGCGTCGATGAGGATATTTTTAGCCTCTCCGTCCGGGAGAAATTTCAGGGCCTGTTTTATCGCCGTTCCTAAAGCTGCGGCAGCATCTGCATGAGTACTCGCACGTCGTTCTGCTTCCTCCGCCTGCTCTTCAACTGCGTCCATTTCAAATTTATGTTCCTGCCAGATTTCCCCCATAACATCATCTTCAATTTCTTCACGAAGGGCTTCCTTCACTTCATACACCGACAAAACCCCGATTAACTGCTCAGCCGGAGCGGTACTGAAGCGCAGGGCCAGTTCATTTGCTGACATAGTTCCTCCGGAAAAAGAGCCCGCCACGACGCGGGCAAAAGAACATATTTCCAGTTTAACCAGAACAGGCCTTCGTCTCCTGTCTGGTTATGATGGCGACATTGCCATCACAATGCCCCGTGCACAGGGCATCAGGCTGGCGCTGCCATTGGTCAAAACTCGATATTTAATGGACTGAGGGCTGTTGGTCGGCAGTCGGGTCCCCCTTCTGTGCCAGGATGTAACAGAGCCTGCGAAGCATCACCTCAAAGAGGTTCAGGCGAACAGCCTGGTTTGCTGCTGGTTTACGTGCGAAATCAATCATCCCGTATTCTCCTGTTTTGCCCTTATCGCCAGGCTGGCGGAACGGTTACTGCCTGCTGCGCATTTCAATTTGTCATCTCATCCGGTGTTTCGTATGCCGCCGGCAGCTACTTCGTGGGCTTCCTGCCTGGATGACGCGTTACTGTATTGTGTAGCCAGGAGCTTCACATGTTGTGAATTGTTTGTCAATACGAAATGTGAATCTTGAATTGTGTGGATAGTGTTTTTTTTCTTTAGACATAAAAAAACCGGCGCCAGGCCGGTTGACAGAAGATGGGGGGAAGTTAAGACGGAGTGTATCTTCCTCTAAGATACTTCTCTACGTAGTCATCAATTTCTTTGAGTCTAAGCTCGAAAGTGTCAATCATCCGATCCCGCTCTGACTCAGGCAGTTGGTCAAACAAGGATAAGACTCTTTTTTGTTTATCCGTTAGCCATTGAGATGGATCGCCTTGTTCACCAAAGAGAATAACGACAGGGGATGTCCCAAGCGCTTTAGCAAGGCTTACTGCATCGTCAACGCCAACATTTCTGGTGCCGTACTCATAGTTTGCAATACGCGATGCTCCGGACCAGCCACATAATTTTGCAAGCTGCCCCTGGCTCAATCCTTTCTCGGTTCTTAGCGCCTTTATGCGCTCTCCGATTTCTTCAGCAAGTATTTTCATATCACCACTTTATCACAAAGAGTGAATATTTGTGATTCACGTTTTGCGTTGACATTAACTTCACAATGTGTGAATGTTGATTTACACAACAGGAGATTCCCATGAACCATATTTCGTACTTCCGGAAAAAAGCCAATATTTCACAACAAGCTCTGGCAAGAGAGGCCGGCTGGAACCAGCCGCGATTAGCCAATTACGAAAGATCCTTGCGGGTTCCCAGTCTGGATGATTCCCGTCATATCGTATCTGCACTTAATTCACTTGGGGTGAGTTGCACCCTTGATGACGTATTTCCCATGAAGAACCCCGAGTCGCGGAGTAAATAAAATGCAGCCCATGATTTTCGAACAGCATAACCCACTGACGGATTTTTCGCTGAAAACCCAAAATCAGTATCAACCCCGACGTCGGGATAACGGTAAGCGACTGATAATCCATGATGCAGTACGCGAATGGGAACAAACGTTACCGGGACAGGCTCAGGAAAAGATCGCGCGGCTGGTGGCCGAACAATGGGAAAAGCAGGATGGGCGCGGCATTACTGTCAACAAACAGAACCTCTACCGCTACCTAAAAAATGAAACGGGTTCGCAAAAATACAACCGTTACGTCATGCAGCTTGCTCCGGCAATTGCGCACGCAATGCCAGTTGAGATTGCCAGAAAACATGGGCTACGCAAGGGGATGACGGAAGCGGAGCTGGTGGCCTGTGCCATTAAGGAATGCAGCGAAGTACACCAGGCGAAGCTACTGGGCGCACCGTTGCAGAAGCTGGAGAAAGAAATCCGGGAAGCGGCTATTGCACTGTTCAGCATGCTGCCGGCAGATGCGGCGGGACCATTGCTGGCGAGCATCACCGCCGTCTCGCCACAGTTTATGTAATCGGGTTATGACCAGTGAATACCACCGGGAGAGATTATGAGCATTGACGCAATGCGATGGGCCAAAAAAGTTAAGACCGGAAAGTCATCCAGCAAAGCGATTTTAACCTGGCTGGCGGATATGTGTGGAGCTGATTTATGTGCCTATCCGTCGGTTGCGGCCCTCGCAGAAGCGACCGAACTGGACAGGAAAACAGTGCATGCCGGTTTACGGCACTTAATGGAAACAGGGCTAATTGAAGACACCGGGGAACGGCGTGGCAGAACGAAACAAATCCCTGTGTATCGATTGACGGGTGTTGAGGAAAGTGTTGTTGATGCTGGACACACCCAAAAACGGGAGCCTTTAAAGGTACCCAAAAACGGACCTGTTACCGATAAGGCACCCGAAAACGGGTGCGTTAAAAATGACCAAAGACACCCGTTTTTTCCGTTAAAGACACCCAAAAACGGATCACGGAATCTATCAGGGAACCATAAAGATCTAACCCCCTCATACGGGGAGTCTGGTTCTTCACAGGTCGAACCAGTTGAAATGGTCCCCGAATATCCTGATCAGCCAGGTTTCGGTTTTCCTGCCGGGCAGGGATTTGGAAAGTTTTCGATTTTTGCAGAATGGAAACCTTCGCCGGAGTTTAGTCGGCAGGCCCGGTTATGGGGGACACCTGTCAGGCAGGGTTTGAATCTGGCCGCGGAGCTTAACAGCTTCATCGCCTACTGGCAGGCCGAAGGCAAAGTATTTCACCAAATCCAGTGGGAACAGAAGTTCGCACGTCACCTGAGCAGGGCTAAAGCCCGGAACAACCCTGAGACCGGAGGTACCGACAATGCGGGAGTACGAACAGAGCCAACAGCATCCAGAGCTGTACAGCAAATCGACGCGGCCTATCAGGAATGGTGCCGACGACACGGGGTTCATGGCGATGAAGACCGCATGGCAGCTGTGGCGGGTTATGGGGGAGATATTCTCGAACCGATGGACGCAGAAGAACGGGGCGGAGCCTTCCTCCCTCTGGATTGCCCAGATTGGTTCGATGACTGATGCCCAGATCCAGTTGATTTGCCAGCAGTGCATGGAACGCTGCGCTGCTGGGAACTCCTGGCCTCCTGATCTGGCTGAGTTTGTTTCGCTGGTCTCCGGGAGCGGAGCGAATCCATTCGGGCTCACAGCCGATCAGGTTATGGCGGAATACCGCAACTGGCGAAACGAATCCTACCGCTATTCGGGAAGCGACAAATATCCATGGCCTCAGCCGGTGCTGTATCACATCTGCATTGAAATGCGCAGAACCGGTGTAGAGCGACAGATGACTGAGGGGGAGCTGAAGCGGCTTGCAGAAAAATTACTCACAAAGTGGACAAAGCACGCTGGACTCGGCCTGAGTGTACCGCCGATCCGACGTCAACTTGCGTCGCCGCACCATCTGGCGGGACCCACGCCAGCGCAGTTGCTGATGGAAGAGTACAAACGCCGCAAAGCGAAAGGTTTAATTAAATAATCGAGTTTTGACCAATGACCAGAGGATTGATGATGATTATCGAAAGCCAGAGTGGACAATTTTCTGAAGGCAAGAGGAAGGCCACCGCATGCAGGCGACGCGCATTTTCTAAACTGTTGATTATTTCTTTTTAGCGGTGTACTGTTTTTATATACAGTATCTATTTGCGCAGTTAATTGACTGGAAACAAGGAGATAACACGATGTCTGCTGAAAAGAAACAACCGGCTTTTAGTGGCAAATCAAAACCGGCATCCAGGGAAGAAAGGGAGAAGGCGCTGTCCGTTGCGATTGGGCAGATTGAAAAGGCTTTTGGCAAGGGTGCGATTATGCGCCTGGGAGACAGCCCTCACTTAAACGTTGAAATGATGACAACCGGCTCTCTAGGGCTTGATATTGCGCTGGGTGGGGGTTTTCCGGTTGGACGCATATCCGAAATTTACGGCCCGGAGTCATCAGGTAAGACATCAGTGGCGCTCTCTGCCATTGCCAGCGCACAGCGTGAAGGCCGGCAGTGTGCTTTCATCGATGCTGAGCATGCCCTTGATCCGCGTTACGCTCAGCAGCTGGGAGTGAATATTTACAACCTGCTGATATCGCAGCCTGACACCGGAGAGCAGGCGCTTGAAATCACCGACGCGCTGGTCCGTTCGGGGGCAGTTGGGGTGATAGTGGTGGATTCTGTCGCGGCACTGGTGCCGAAGGCCGAACTTGAGGGAGAGATTGGCGATGCGCAGATGGGGCTTCAGGCTCGCATGATGGGGCAGGCCATGCGAAAACTTGCCGGAGAAATCAGTAAAACAAAAACCATCGTTATTTTCATTAACCAGCTTCGTATGAAAATCGGTGTGATGTTCGGTAATCCGGAAACCACTACCGGAGGGAATGCCCTTAAGTTTTACGCCTCCGTTCGCCTCGATGTCAGGTCCCGAAACATTAAAGAGGGTGATGTCGTCACCGGGAAAGACACCACGATAAAGGTCGTCAAAAATAAAGTTTCCCCGCCATTCAAACAGGCAAGCTTTCGGCTTCTGTTTGGGAAAGGCATTTCACGGGCAGATGAAATCCTTGACCTTGGTGTGCAGTTAAAATTAATCAATAAAGTGGGGGCATGGTACGACTTCAACGGTGAAAAACTGGGGAATGGCCGTGGAAAAGCGGCAGCCTGGCTTGAAGAACACCCTGAGCTTGCCGACGACATCGCGCACCAGATTCGGGAAAAAGCGCTGAACAACGCCCCCGCGATAGCTTACCTGCCGTGCATTGGTTCGGATGAGCCGGAAGCAGTGACGGACAATTATGAAAACGATTAATACTGTAATGCCTGTGATAAATACAACGAGGAGGGAACATGGACGATTTACCCCAGACAGGTTTTGCGTTGATTCGTTGCGCGGACAGGGCTGTCATTGCCTGCTTTGAGAATTTTCCCCGGTGTGACCGTGCCCTGATGTATCGCAGGGGGGAAATGTGTTCTTTTATGCCACTCAGGGACGATGAGATTGTGGGCTCTCCGTCATTCTTTACAATGATGCTGGAGAAGGCGGGCTACCGCCCTTTCCCACCCCCGGACCCTCTGGTATAATCAGCCAGCTGGCCTGAACAACCAGTACCTGCTGCGCCAGGGAGACAACCATGGCGCAAATCACCTCTGAAAAATCTGAGTTACTTCAGCCAGGAAGCCCGACAGGCTCTCCTGCTGTTTTGTCGCATCCGGAAAAAATACTTTCGCTTTCCCCGCGTCAGCAGGCAACCCTTGACCTGCTGGTTATGTTCATCAGTGCCAGAGGTTATCCGCCCACGGCCCGCGAACTTGCTGACCTGTTGGGAGTGAGTTCGCCTAATGCTGCCAGAGAACATCTGAGAGCACTTGAGCGTAAAGGCGTTATCACCGTCGCCCGGGGGATTTCACGCGGCATCACCATTCTGGGGGATAAAGCACCAACGCTGGCCACCAGCGTGCCCCTGAAGATAACAGAGCCCTGTCACAATGACCTGTCATCTGCTGCAGCTCCCAAAGCGAAAACGGTTATTGAACTGCGGGTGGAGCCTGAATCACCGCAAACGCTGTTTGCCAGGCCGAAACGCATTCGCTGGGAAAGTCCTGCCTACCTGAAATGGGTTAAAGTCCAGCCCTGCCAGTGCTGCGGAATGCCGGCTGATGATGCTCACCACCTCACCGGATACGGGCAGCGCGGAACGGGAACGAAGGCCCATGACAGCCTGACCATTCCGCTGTGCCGGGGGCACCATGACGAACTGCACCGCGACCTGCGAACGTTCGAAAACAATTACGGCTCTCAGCCGGAAATGATTATCAACCTGCTGGACCGGGCATTTGCGCTTGGGGTACTGGCCTGCTCAGGAGAGCACCGTGCGTGACATTCAACAGGTATTAGAGCGCTGGGGGGCGTGGGCCGCGAATAACCATGAGGATGTTGTCTGGTCAGGTATCGCCGCGGGTTTTAAGGGGCTTGTTCCACTGAAAATACAATCCCGGCCACAATGCTGTGATGATGACGCGATGGTTATCTGTGGCTGTATGGCCCGTCTGAATAAAAACAACTGCGACCTCCACGATTTGCTGATGGACTATTACGTAACGGGCATGACGTTCATGTCGCTGGCGCGGAAGCATGGCTGTTCAGATGGCCATGTTGGTAAAAAGTTGCAAAAGGCTGAAGGCGTCATTGACGGTATGTTAATGATGCTCGATGTCCGGCTTGAGATGGATAAATATGTTTCTCGCTAGGCCAGGTGACTGACAGATAAAAAAGTTTACGTACGTAAAAAAACGCATATTCTGTTAAGCGTGGTTGCTACGCCAGAATGCTTAAATCTCTGAGGAGCTTATTCCTCATCGCTTGCGACGCTTAAAGTAAAACAATGCGAAGTGAATGAATTAATATCAACAGCCTGCTGCTTGCTGCGGGTTGTTTATTTGTGGTTGTTATTTGTAATTAATCAGGAGTTATTATGGAAATGCTATCCAGTTATGCCGATGTGAATCAAATTGCAGGTGTGGAAACCTTCAGGATTGAATTTGAAAACACTCCATCATCAGTAAGTCAGAGTATTTATGCTAACACCCGTAATCAGGTTCCTGTCGTTATCAGTTTAAAAGCGTATGGTAGTGATGGTGAACTTTTGAAGCTGGACCCGGAAAATGTTAAAAACAAGCTTTATTTGCATTATAAACGTGCAAGTGCAGGTGTTGGGGAACAGCTCAGCTGGCGTAATACCAGCGGGGCATTGAGTTATGATGACAGAAAAAATAAGTACTGCCTTGCGGCCCCTGCTTATGGACTTTCTTCAGATAGTGAGCTTCCGACTACAGTAAGGGCAGATGACGGGACGGTCTATATCACCTATTACATTTCTGCAAACCAGGAGAATACTACGGGGAGCGATGTCATTGCAGTATTGAAGTCATCGGCATTGCCTGGTGGGAGCATTGATACCGCAGGGAGTGTGGATTCAATCCCGGTAAGTACAGTAAATATTCGTGCATTACCCCCGGTTACTTATAAAAGAGAAGATATTAAGTGGGAGTGGCAACCTAATCAAACCAAAGATAAAAAACGAGTGTATCCTACATCTGGTCCCGTTTTATGGACTGATGTTTACACGCATAACTATTATTTGTCCTGCAATAAACCAAATTTTAAATTTATCGACTTTACGCGGTGGTCTTATTCTAGTCAGCCTGGTCAGGATGGACTAGCCGGATGGAAAGTAGGTGATAATTGGGGGGATATTACATGTGTGTTTGCTCATGAGTATCGAAAAAAAGAAACCATGTCCTTTGTATATAAAGTGAAGGGGATTATGGACCCCTACTATATTAATACTTACCCTGACGCAGGAGAAAACTATTTCTGTTGTACATGGTTAACTCACAGCACAGGAGGCTGGAAGGTTTTCAATACATTACCACAAGGTGCAATGACCAGTTGGTGGCAAAATTACCCCACAGAAATAACAGCTTATGATCAATATGGTAATCAGGGAAAGTTTTATCTTGATACCAAGAATATTGAGGGGGGGTTAGGGATTTATGACCATAAAATAATTTAAGCGCTGACTCTCTTTAAGTCCTCGTTGTTAATTTTTTCTGTTGCATGTTATGAAGTGGACCGCATTATCTGAATGTGGTCCACCCTGTTGAGCGCCAAATACGGAGGCTGTGAATGGAACAAAATACTGGTGTTTATACTCAGGCGGATAATTTTTTCGGTGCAAATGGCAATAACGTTGACCCACGCACCGGATTATTTGGTTTTCACTTTAATTTTAACGAACTTTCAGACTGTGAGGTCGTCGGCCCTAAAGTTAATCTGGCCCTCAGCTATACCCCTATGCAAACCCACAATGCGTATGGTCTTGGTACAGGGTTTTCCCTGAGTGGTATTTCTGTTTACAACAGAAAAGATAATCTGTTAAGTCTGTACTCTGGAGAGAAATACAAAACAAAAGATATTTATGGCCTTAACCAGCTCACCGTCCTCCAGCAAAAAATGAAGGTGATTGACTTCAAAAAGACAGACCAGAATAACTATGTATTAACAACAAAATCTGGTGAAGTTACCCACTTTAAGTCCCTTCCGCAGGGCGGGCAATGGCTTGTCCCTGACTACATTGAATCTCCTCTGGGATACCGGGTGTATTTCGCATGGAAAAGCCCCGTAAACGATCTGCCTCCCCGTCTGCATACTGTTGCAAATCATAATAAAAAAGTGTTGTTTGAAATTACCTATCCTCAGAATACGGGGGGGAAGGTCATTATCACTGGCCTGCCAGATTCTGAGAACAACAAAAGTGAGGTTGAATTATCATTTACAAATGAATACCTGACAACGCTTAAGAATGTTACCGATGCATTCCAGTATGAATTAGCATATTCACCGCAGGCTAATGTTAAGATTAATGGTAAATCGCCTCTGGAATCGATAGCTTTCCCTACCGGTCTGAAAGAGTCTGTTCAGTATGCCCCGGACGTGATGAAATTACCGACACGGCAGGGAGTATTGTCTTATCCGGCAGTTACCGTGCACAGGCTTTCTCCGGGGCAGAATCAGCCCGATATCGTTACCGGCTATGACTACTCTGAGAAAAATTATCTGGGGAATCTCGCTGATAAACTGGACCTGAATTCGCCAGGTGATGCGCTTTATAATGTTGTGTCAGATTATACGTATCACTCCGTTGAAAAGCTGCTGAATGAAAAAAATGAGTCAGTAAAAGAAATTAAGCGGGAGTATAATAAATATCATCTCCAGGCTTCTGAAATGACGACTTATTTACCAGAGCGCTGTAGTGTTACCAGTAAAAATGAGTACGCAATAAAAGCCAACAGGCCGTTTGATGAGCAGCCGGTCAATTTCCTTTTGCCTGTGAAGCAGACCAGAACATGGAAAGCCGGGCGGGGGGAAGACGCACCAGAGAGAGAAGAGATTACCGAATTTACCTATGATGATTCTGGTAACTTAAAAACTCAAAAAGCCCCCGACGGGACCATCACGGTAAATGACTACTACCCTGCCAGTGATACAGACGGTTGCCCGAAAGACCCCGGTGGTTTCACTCGTTTTATTAAAAGCACCACGGTGACACCTCCGGATGTGTATGGTGATGAGCCGGTTCAGCGAACGGAATACCGCTACCTGAAAATGAACACGCTTCCGGGCAGTCATGTGGCTTACAGCGTCTTACAGGATGTTGTTACTCATAAGATTAATGACCAGATTAAATTCACTGAAGCTTTCATATACCATGATGCAGCAGGTATTAATTTTGGGCGAGTGAAAACCAGAACACAAACGCAGCACGATAAAGACGGTAAAAAATATCTTTCCCGTCAGCATTTATCTGTGTCTGTGCAGGCAGAGCGACTGGTTCAGACAGTGGATTCAGAAATCTCTGATGAAAATGGGGTCAGTCCGCTCTTCAGTGTCAGCAGCCACAGTGAGCTTTGCCGCGCTACCGGTAAGATGCTGTCCGAAACGGATGCCGCCGGGAACCGGGTGGATTACGACTACGATAATCTGGGGCGGTTGCTGAAAAAGACACACCATCCTGATAAGCCCGAATACACGTCAACAGAAACGTACGATTATATCTTGCCGGACAGCAAGGCTGGCACCCCGGCACAAACGGTCCATACCGATATTCGCGGCAATAAAACGCGCATTGATTACGACGGGCTGGGCAGAAAGCTGGCACAGTGGATGACTGACCGGGATTCAGAAACGCAAAAGGGGGAGCCAGAGTGGAATCAGGTTGCCGGTCTTGAGTATGACTCCATGGGCCTGGCCAGCCAGCTGACTCAACGAGATGTATTGCATACCGGCAAAGCCACCCGGCAGGCTGTGGAGGGCTGGAAAACCCGTACATGGGATAAATGGGGCCAGCCGTATTCTGAAAATGGGCACGATGGCGTCATCAGCTACAGTGAAACGGACCCCATTGCCTTAACCTCGACCACCCGGACCGCCAGCGAAGACGGTAAAAAGGTCACAGGCAAACAGGTTGTTTACTATAACCAGAGTCAGCAGCCGGTCAAAACGGAGCTCCTGACGGCAGAGGGGAAAAGCTACGCTGTAAATCTGCAGGACCGGGATGGTGCGCAGCGCCTGCGCAAAACGACAGATACCCTGGGGCGTGTCACGGCATTTACGTATGACGACGAAGGGCGCGTGACGGAGACCCGGCTGCCGGATGATTCGGTGATTAAAAAAAGCTACGCCCCCTTTACTTCAGAGGCGCTGATTACCCGAATCAGCCTGACCGAAAAAGGCGGCAGTGAAGTGATTCTGGGGACGCAGGTATTCGACCGCCTCGGACGATTGAAGCAAACCACCAGCGGTGGGCGAACCACCACCATGACCTATGATGCAGCCTGGCAGACTCAGCCTTCAACGGTTACGGGACCGGACAAGGTGGTTCAGACATTCACCCGTGACCCGGCATTAGGAGAGGCAGTCACAGTGCTTAATGCAGGCTCGGGTGGCAACGCGATGTCGCAGACTTTTGACTATGAACTGCCCACGGCGACCCTGAAAGAGGCGAAAGAAAGCGACACGACAACCCACTGGAAACCTTATCTGTCCGGCCGGGTTAAATCAGAAGTCTCCACCATTAAAGGCGGGCAGGAAAACGCTCAGGGCTTTAAATATTCACTCGCCGGGGCCGTTGAACAGGATACGGATATCAGCAATATTACCCGGCAGCACAACTATGGCACGTCGGGCAAATCATCCGGGCAGCTGATTCAGGTCAGTGATAAAGACGTCACCCTTACGCCTGCTTACGATGAGCTTCAGCGAATGACGGGCTGGACAGCGAAAGACAAGGCCGGGCGCACCCTGACGACCGCGCTGACGCTGGATGACTTCGGGCGCGAAGAGGGGCGCACGGTGACACACAGCAATGGTGAAAGTTTTACCCTGACCCGGAAGTGGAAACCGAATAATCAGCTGGAGAGCAGCACCCGCTCCCGGGGAGATAAGGTTCTTCTTGAGGAGACTTATTTTTATGATGTGCGTAACCGCCTGGAAAAATATCAGGCTGGCCCCACCGATGGCGAATTACCGAAAGACCCGTATGGAAATGCTTTTACAGAGCAGCGTTTCACCTTTGATGCCCTGGGTAACATCCGGACCTGTACCACGGTATTAAAGGATGGCAGCCAGAATGTGGCGACCTTCCACTTTGATAATCCGGCAGACCCCTGCCAGTTAAAGTCGGTCACCAACAGCCTGACGGGCAAAAATTACCCGGCAGAAATTAAGCTGGAATATGATGATGCCGGTCGCATGACGAAAGACGAAGCGGGCCGGACACTGCGTTATGACGCACTGGGCCGTCTGCAGCAGGTCATCAGCGAAAAGGGCTCCGGTCGTTACGGTTACGACGCTTCCAACCGCCTTTGCTGGCAGATTGTGGATAAAACGCAGCAGCTGCACCGACTCTACTACCGGGGTAACAAACTGGCGAATGAATGGCTGACACCGGAGGGGCAGGCTCAGGATGCGGCTAAGGACAGTCGCGTGCGCCTGGTCTATGCCGGGGGCAGTAATATTGCCCAGATTAATCAGAATGGCAGCACATCGACCACGTCATTAATCGGGACTGATGCCAAAAACTCCGTAGTGGCGGCGCAGGTGGAAGGTAAAAATCAGCAGTATCAGTACACGCCTTACGGTTACCGGACTGATGTAAGCGCAGGTGACAGTGTTGCTGAGGTATCAGAGGGGAACCGCGATGAATGACATAGTACTGGGATTTAATGGTGAGCGTCTGGATCCTGTTACGGGGACGACGCATCTGGGTAACGGTTACCGGGCTTACAGCCCGGTATTAATGCGGTTTATCTGCCCGGACAGCTGGAGTCCGTTTGGTGAAGGGGGCATTAATCCCTATGCTTATTGTGACAGCGACCCTGTTAACCGGGCTGACCCGTCAGGGCATATAAGCCTTCCTGGTTTGTTTTGGATGATTGGAGCAGCCATAGGTGTCATTGCTGGCATCGCTGCTTTTGTTGCACCGATGCTTATGGCTGGAAGTATTGCTGCTGGCCTGGCAGCAATGACACCGTCGGCGATTACAGCCAGTGCAATAGGAGTTATTTCGGGTGGCTATACGTTGGTAAGGGCTGGAGTTACAGATAAAAAGCCTCTCTCAACACAGGACATCGACTACTGGGCCCTGGCGGGTACTGCTCTGGGACTGCTTGGGGCTTTCGCTTCTCTTCGTAGTTTGTTTAAACTTGGCCGGCAGGTTTACAAACTGGGTTGGGGGTTGATGAAAGAAAATTTCAAGTATGAGGAAAGCGTGCGCAAGGCGATGGGGTTAACTTACTGGAAGAAAAATAAAACCTCATTCTGGTATGGGAAAAACCACGAATACAAAAATCTTGCGTGGCACAAAAGAACTGAGCGTATTCACGGTGGTGAAATGCCTGGATACAGCAGGGAAATAAGAAGGGCGGTTCCTATGTCTAATAAACATAAGGCCTTGTTGGCGGAAAAACATGTTAAATATGGCGTCAGTAGAGAGGTTAAGGATTTTTCCCAGCCTGTAGAGGCTCGTCATATGGCTAATATCGAACGCAACACTACATATACCTATAATTACCATGAAATGATAGAGATGGGTTATATCAGAAATAATTCTGATATTAATAATAATCTGTTTCGGCAAACCGCCTCCTTTGAAGATTTCAGCATCGAGGGTCCCGGTTCATCTGTAAGGGAAACTACAGTTTGATTTATTTGTATTATCGAAATCTTATTTTCGATACAGAGTGAATCAGCTCTAGTAAAAAAAGGCCATAAGGGCCTCATATCTAAGACCACCTTACTGGTGGTCTTATTTTTTTCAGGCTCCGGGAATCATCTCCGACACATATTATGTTAATCAGTCCCGGAAGCCTGACCTCATTTTGAAAAATAAACCTGCAGTTGCTGCAGGGTAAGGAATCACGTCCATGAATAACACTCCCGATACCTGGCCGGACTGGCTGGAGATATTTTATCGCTGGTGGCGGGGAGAAACTCCCGTAGGTGCTGTCCTGATTGCGGTAGGGATGGCGGCCCTGCGTATCGCTTATACCGGTGGTGGCTGGCGAAAAATGGTACTGGAAGGATTGTTGTGCGGAGCACTGACGCTCACCGTTGCCTCTGCCCTTGAGCATCTGACCTGGCCTCGCTCACTGTCGATCGCTATTGGCGGTGGTATTGGCTTTATTGGTGTCGATGTCCTGCGGGCATTTGCACTGCGTTTTATTGATAACCGTCTCGGGAAAGGAAAATGAAAGCCAGCCGCGGTATACGAAATCATAACCCCGGCAATATTCGCTGGGGTGATGACTGGAAAGGTCTGGTGCCAGCAGCGCAGCGAACGGACAAATCATTCTGCCAGTTTATTTCACCGGAATACGGCATCAGGGCGATGGTTATCATTCTTCGTAACTACCAGCGCAAGCATGGCCTCAACACGGTTTCCGGCATTATCAGCCGCTGGGCACCCGCAAGTGAGAACGACACGCAGGCCTATATCAGCAGCGTGGCGCAGGCTACAGGTGTATCAGCAGACCAGCGAATTGATGTCACAGACAGTCGAATCATGTTCCCGTTACTGGAAGCCATCATTAAGCATGAGAACGGCCAGCAGCCTTACGGCTTTGATGTATTCGTTCGCGCTGTCGGCCTGGCGGGTTGAACATGAGCCGCGCAATGCTAATTGCCTGGGCTGTAGTGGTTGCAATCCTGTTGAGTCTCAGTTGGGCTGTCGATCACTATCACGGCAAATATTTTGAAGAGCAAAAACGCGCTGATGATGCCCTGAAGGACGTCGACGGCCATCGGCAGATTATTGCCACGCAGGCTTTCAATATTAACCGCTTTAACCAGATAGCTGAGTACGCCAGCCGCAACAATTCACAGACTGATGCCGGTACCGAAAAAACGGTTATCGAATATCGGGAGATTTTACGCCGTGACAAAACCTGTGATTTGCCTGTGCCTGCTGATATCGCTGGTGGGCTGCTCGACTACACGGCCCGTTTACGTTCCCGCGCAATGCACGCCGATCCCGGCGGCGCTGACGCAGCCCGTTCTGGTGCCCCTACCGCCGGCAGCCTGACATATTGCCAGGCTGTACTCTGGATCAGGCCGTTGCTTGCCGCAATCGATAAAGCGAATAACCAGTTGGCCGGAATACGGGATATTGAGAAAACCCGAGCCTCGCAGCAATAGCGGGGCTTTTTTTATGCGCATCGCACGCGCAATTCAACCAGGAACCTTTCAGGATGACCCTTGAGGAGCCGGCTGGCTGTCGGAGCCTTCCCGGGGCCGTATTCCTGTGCGACAAGGTTCATCACTAAAAGGTATATCCGATGAAAGAGCTGACGTTATTCAATACACCTGTCCGCATTAATGACGATGGTATGATCTGCCTGACTGACATCTGGCAGGTAGCCAAAAACCGATATGATAATGGAGATTCACGTTTCCTTAGTGGGCGTGACATCGAAAGCATACGCCCATCCAGATTCCTTAAAAATACTGAAGTTAAGTTGTTCATCAATGAGTTAGCTAAATGGGAGCCAGAGTCCCATTTGAAATCGTCTCGCGGGCATGGTGGTGGAACATATGGTAGCCGCTTTGTTGCATACAAATATGCTGCCTATATCGATCCCGCTTTTGAGGTCGGCGTTTACAAAGTCGTAGATAAGTATTTCTCCGGTGAGATGGTAACGATTGCCAGCTATATGGCTGAGGCCAATATGGCAGATCACATCTTTAAAGAGGAATCGGCGGTTGTCAGCGACTGTGCAAGAACGATGAACTACTGGGGGGTTGGTGGCAGGAAGCAGCAGCTTGTGCAGAAAAAACATGATGCTTACGCAAAACTCCAGATTAGCGTACCGGGGCTGGAATAATGAATGATTACATTAAGCCTCACGAATTCTTCGCCATGCGAGTGGCAGAAGCTTACGTTTATCACCTCATGGCTAATAACAGGCGGCCAGTGTATCGATATGTGTCCGGAGATATTGAAGTCAATCGTTACTTCCTGATGCCCCTGCTGGATGGGTATCTGGCTGACAGGTATACGGAAGAATGGCGTGGAAGATTCTATATAAGGTTGCTGAATAACGATTGCTCACCCGATCCCCGGTCCATATTCACGGGTGGCAAGCCGCCTTTGTTGAACCGGCGCGGAATTAAATACATGAATGCTCTTGTCCATGAATTCGGTGACATGCTGGAAGACATCGGCGGCAGGGATGAGAGCGGTCGATTAACGATGCCACCAGAAGACTATTACCCGACGGTGACGGCTCAGTGACAAATGAAGTCTTCAGAGAGCCATTTTCACAACGGCTCTTCATGAGAGGATCCGGGCCGCACAGTAGCGGGGAGACCTGTGGGGAGAAAAATGGCGCTAATATCCGGCGTTTTCAAAAAACCAGATGGCACGGCCGTCGGGGGCGTCACCCTGCATTTTACGCTGACGGGCAATACCCGACACTCCTTTTATGCGCAGTCATCTGAAGTGAAGACGGATGAGGAAGGCCGCTATTCTGCTGAGATATCGTCCGGGCACTATATCGTTAAATGTTTTTCCCCTGACCAGTCTGACCGGCTGGGGGTGATTTATGTTGAAGACGGGGCAGAAGGCTCGCTCAATGATTTTCTTCTCACCTCATCCCCGGCACCGGAGCCCATCGTGGCGCAGATGCAGCAGATGTATTTTGCGGTGCTGGCCCTGAGTCAGAGCCCGGCCGCCGTCTTTGCGACAGCCGCGGATGTGCCGGCTGATGCGGCGGGTTACGTGCTGGTGACTGACGATGAGACAAAGGGCGTGCCCGCGCTTTATCTGTACGCGAATGGCCGGCGATACTGGCTGGCCATGATGGAGGACACACCGTGA